AAGAGGCACAACATTTTAGAGAGGAAGTTTTAAATACAGCATCTTATTATAGAGAAAGAGCCATAGATTATATAAGAAACAACATATCTAGCTTTAGCGAATACAATCAGAACTCTGGTGCAGATGTCACACCGACAACTGACAACTACTATGCTGGGATGAATCTAGAAAGACCACAGCAAGGGAATAAATTAACTTTGAGAGATTTCTTAACACCTGACTTGACATAATGAAAAAATACTATAAAACAAAAACAACTAACATAACAAAGCTAAAGTCCTATTTGGAAACTAAGCCTAAATCAAATAAAAATGACAGATCTAAAAGACACTCTACAAGTAGGAATAGCTAACGGATCAGCTATTGGTTTTAGTATTACGGATTGCAATGAAGTTCTTACTCTTGTATCTTTAATATTAGCAATAGCCTTTACAATATATAAGTTTTTTAAATTAAACAAAGATGCCTAAGAAACGAAAGCTAAACAGCAACAATCCTAAGTATAACAAAAACAAACAGGATGATATTAAAATGCGTAATGAATTTGTTAAAGAAGTTAAGGGCTGTAAAATCTATAAATCATACTTCATCTAGTTTGAGCCAAGCCAACATACTTATTATTAGAAAAACTTTCACTGATAAATCTACTATTGGTGAGTTGTTTTTAAATGGCGAAAAGTTGTGTGATACATTAGAGCTGCCTTATAGAGATAATCAAAGAAGAATATCTTGCATACCAGCAGGAGAATATAAGGCAAGATTAAGATACCCAAGAGAAAGTGGAAGTAGAGATTACTTGCACATATTAGTAAAAGATGTACCAAATAGAGATTATATTCTTTTTCACAGAGGTAATACAGCTAAAGATTCAAGGGGCTGCATACTAGTAGGATTAAAAAGCCAACAAGACATTGTTTATAACTCCACTTTAGCATTAGATTTATTACTAAAAGAAATCATAAATTTGGGAGTCACAGAAATGAATTTAATAATCAAAAATAAATAATATGAAATTTTTAGAAAAATACCTGATCGGTCAGGTTTTAAAATCCAAGAAGTTCTGGTACGCAGTAAGTTCTATTGTTGTGCCTGCAATTGTAAAGTTTTTAGGAGTTGATGTAGAAACTGCTCAAAACTTATATTACGCACTACTAACTTTAGTTGTAGGTCAAGGAATAGCAGACATTGCAAAGAAATAATAATAGATACAGATTAAAGCCACACGAAATAGTGGCACTACAAAAAATGCGAGAAACCGACACTAGAAACATTCTAGTGATCGGTGACTTGCATGAGCCATTCTCTTTAGATGGTTACTTAGATTTTTGCTTAGAACAGTACGAAACTTATAACTGCAATCAAGTTATATTTATAGGAGATATATTAGATAATCACGCATTTTCTTATCACGAACCTGATCCAGATGGGATGTCAGCAGGTTATGAATTAGAGAAAACAATAGAGAAAGTAGCCGACTGGTACAAAGCATTCCCTGTTGCTGATGTTTGTATTGGCAACCACGATAGAATGGCTTCAAGGAAAGCTATGACTGGTGGAATACCTGCTGCTTGGATAAGATCATACAACGAGGTCTTAAATACACCTAATTGGAACTGGGTAGAATCAATAGTATATGATGATGTTTTGTATGAGCATGGAGAAGGTGGTCAAGCACAAACTAAAGCTAAAAACAACTTAATGTCAAGTGTGTGTGGGCATACACATACAGAGGCTTATTGTCGTTGGTATGTTGGAAAAAGATATAGAGTGTTTGGCATGCAGGTGGGCTGTGGTGTTAATGCTAACACATACGCTGCTGCTTACGCTAAAAACTTTAAAAGACAAGCTATCGGATGTGCTGTTGTACTCAATAATGGAACTTTGCCTATTAATCTTTTGATGCCTTTATAATGAAAGACAAAATCTCTTGGCAACTTTACTTATTATATACGCTTATCATAATAGCCATTTTAAGCCTATCCGTATAACCTCTAAGACACTTTTACCCCTTTCTAATACCCTTATACTATAACACACTTACAAGTGCTTAAAACAAACATTATTATTATTGTTCATTACTTTGTTAATAACTTTGTAAGTAATTTTGTTAGTAATTAAAAAGTTTTGTATCTTTGTGCCATATTAATCAATAAAAAAGAATTATGAAATTTACAAGTAAAAAAACAGGCAAATCTTTTATAATAACTGGAAAAGCTGCTGCTGACTTTTTGTATGCTAAAAATGCAAGAGGTCAATTTATTAATGACTTAGGTAGTTACTATATAAATAAGAAAGATGACATAAGTCAAGTTAAATTTTTCTTAGGATGTGTTGGTATGACTATGTTAGCTATTGGTTCAATCTTATTACATTTACAATGGAACTTTTAAATATGAAATTAAAATGTCAAACTTTTTATTTTTATCCAAACGGTGAGTATAGAGATGTTAGGGTGTTAGATTCAAACACAGCTACTTATGGAACTGATATAAAAGAAATAAGCAAAGCAATAAGAATATTAGGAACACCAGAGCAAATAGATAAAGCTCTTGATGATTATTGTGAAGTTAGTGGTCTTAATTTAGATGAAGCATTCAACTTTACAGATAAAGATAAAATAAAAGAATATACAAAACATTATAAAAATAAAGGTCTAATAATAAATTTAATATGAAAACTGAAAAACTAAAAGAAAAGTATTTAAAATACGGATTAGAAAAAGCTGATGTTTTTAAACATCAACACTATAGAATTATTACAAGATCAGGAATTGAAAAAATAGCTGCTATTGAAAACATACTGATACATTATGAAGTTGTAAAATGTGAAACTAATTTTGCTGCTGTCAAAGCTATTGCAACAAAAGATACTAATACTATTGAAACTTATGGATCAGCGTTAAAAGGCAATACATTTAAAGAGGGCAATACTAATAGTTGGTATGTATTAGAAATGGCACAAAAAAGGAGTTTTAGTAGAGCTGTGCTTCAGCTTACTGGAATGTATGAGCTTGGCGTATTTGGAGAGGATGAAAGCGAGGACTTTAAAAAGAGTAATAACTAAATAAAAAATTATGGCAATACCTTTAAACAGTATTAATAAGCAAGAAACAGAAAGTAAAATTAATACTTTAAAAAAAGAAAATGAAAGGCTAAGGGATTATAATACTAAATTAAAATTAGACCTTATAGAAATAAAAAAAACAATTAACCAAATATTAACAATACTAAATAAATAAAAAAAAGAAAATGAAAACTTATTTATGTAAAGAAGGAACAGAAAAATTTATTATGAAAGCAAAAAACAGAAATGAAGCAGTAGAACTTGCTGAAATGTATAATGCAGTAGTAATAAAAGAAATAAAATAACTAAAAACAAATAAAAACAAAGTCAAACAAAAAAATTAAAAAATAATGGAAATTAAAGGAACATTAGTAAAAAAACTAAAAGTAGAGGCAGGAACATCTAAAGCTGGTAAGGCTTGGCAAAGTCAATTGTGTATAATAGATACTGACTTAGATTACAAAAATCAGGTAGCTATAAAATTTATGGGCGATAAAATATCTTTATTAGACAATGTTAATGAAGGCGATCATGTTACTGTAAGCTGTAATGTATATTCAAGAGAATATAATGGTAGATTTTATAACAACATAGATGGTTGGAAAATAGTTAGTGGTAATTTAAAAGAAACTTCTACTGCTGATTATGTAACATCTGATGATAATAACGATATGCCTTTCTAATATGACACACGAATTAAACTTTAAAGCAATATGCAGCCTTGCCACAAGAGTGATGGGGTTGCCTAAAAATTCTTTAGCATCAAAAACTAGGAAAAGAAACATACAAGCAGTACGATCTATTGCAGGTTATATAGGATTAACTGAGGAGAATATTCCTAGACATATTGTTGCTAAAGTTTTAAACAGAGATAGGTGTATAACTTACCATTATGTAAGTCATCACAAAAAAAACTTTAAACATTGTAGTATTTACAGAACTGCTTTTGACAAAATATATCAAGCGTATAAAGATATTGATGGTAGCAAAAAAATATTTACAGACAAGCATTTTATGAAAAGTCATTTGCTACAAAATGGTGTTGTTGAAAAGTTAGAATCTGATGTTACACTAGAAGTAACAAGTGGTCAAACAACTTGCGTAATTAAAACATCTTACTTTGATTTTTCTAATCAATTAGAAAAGGTTAAGTTAGCACTCGAAAATTATCACTTTACAATAAAAATAATTTAATGCAAAAACCAAACTACTACGCAGTTATCCCAGCAGATGTAAGATACAATAAGAATCTATCTCCTAACTCTAAATTATTGTATGCTGAGATAACTGCTTTGTGTAATATGAATGGTAAATGCACAGCATCAACACAATACTTTGCAACTCTTTATAATGTAAGTAAAACATCTATACAAAACTGGTTAAAGTGTTTAGTAGACAATAAGTTTATAACAAGGACAACTATTTTTAAGGAGGGTACTAAAGAAATATTGTCTAGGCACATAAAATTAATTGAGCAGCCTACACAAAATAAGTTTAGAGATAATAATAATATAAATATAAATAATACTAATATTACATATAGTAATAAAAAAGGGCGTTTTAAAAAACCAAGTGTTAATGATATTCTAGATTATTGTAAGGAAAGAAATAATAATATAGATGCAGAGGCGTTTATAGATTTTTATGAAAGCAAAGATTGGAAAATTGGCAAGAATAAAATGAAAGATTGGAAAGCTGCTGTAAGAACGTGGGAACGCAGAGAAACTAAAAAACCAACAATGTCAAAGCTAGATTCACAGATTAGTGCTTGGCAAGAGGCAAAAAAATTATTATGAAAATCACCCCACTATATCCAAAAGAAATTATTGAAGTTGATGATGATGAATGCTTATATTGTTTTGCTTATATAGATGAAAGTGAGATATTTTGTTGTGATGAATGTCAATTAGCATTTGATGAGGAAAACCCTGAAACCAAATTAGAACATTTGAAATATGAAACCACTTAAACAAGAAAACGTAAAAGACTTGGCTGAAAAATGCTTAGACTTAATAGCTAAGACATCAGTAGAAATAGGACATAAAACTGATCCTCAAACTATGGCTACACTTAGCAAGATATTTGCTAAAGATTTAAT